AATATGTATGAGATATTTTATTCAATATTAACTATTATATTTATTACTTACATTAGTAACATATTTAATAACCCTGCATTCTTTGAAGATTTACATGATAAATTTTCATGGCATAGCATGTACTCTTTATTTAAAAGAGAAAACAAAATTATCATTGAAGGCAAAAGATGTTTTAAAAATGGTCCTTACTCGGCACAAAACAATAATTTATTTTCGTTTTCTTTTAATGCTATATGGACACATGTAGACAAAATATTATGTTCTTCAAACGATATACATGCTATAAAAGAATGTGGTGAAAATACAGGTTCGTTTGATGATTGGGGTGATCCTTTATCTAAAAGTAATAGATCTGAGTTAACTACTTATGTAGTTCATCAAAAAAAACCATTTATTATATATGACAATATATATTGTCAAGTAGATTCATATTCTGAAGATATTGAAAGTGATAATGGTAATAGAAGTAAAATTTCTACCAAAGTTGAAAATATAAGAATCAAACTCTTTTCTTATGGTAAAACAGTAGATCAAATAAAGCTTTTTGTAGAAGATATAACTAAAAAATACGTTGAAAGTATGCATGATTCTAGACTTGGAAAAACATGGATATATACATATGAAGGCATGGAACATGATGATGAAGGTCATGATGAAAGACATACACCAAGAAGGTGGCGAGAATGTGAGTTTAGTACTACCACCAATTTTAATAATATATTTTTTAAACAAAAGAACTATCTACTAGATCAAATAAATTTTTTCACAAATAATAAAGAATGGTACAATCATCAGGGAAAACCATATACATTAGGTATAGGACTATCAGGACCACCTGGAACAGGTAAAACTTCTATTATAAAGTCCATAGCAAAAAAACTTAATCGTCACTTAATAGTTATACCTCTAGATAAAATTAGATCTACAAAAGAGTTTACGGCGGCATTTTATGAATCACGATATAGTAAAGCTAATAAAGCCAATAGTGTAGGTTTCAATAATAAAATCATAGTATTTGAAGATATAGATTGTATGTCAAAAATAGTTTTTGCTAGAGAAGATAATACAATAGTAAAAACTGAAAAGAATGGCGAGATAAAAAAAGAAGCTAGTCAATCACAATTAATTAGTACAGTTATTAAAGCGTGTAAAGATGATGATTATGAACCTTTAAAATCTTTAAAAAGTGACGATGACAAATTAACTCTTTCATTTGTTCTTAATATAATTGATGGTATACGTGAAACACCTGGTAGAATAATCATTATTTCTAGTAATTATTATGATAAACTAGACAAAGCTTTAGTTAGACCTGGTAGAATAGATGTATGTTTGAATATGGAATTAGCATCTATTAGTATAATAAAACAGATGTTTGATCATTTTTATAGTTTTAATAACTCTAATCCACCAGATTTTTATGAAACATTAGATCAACTGGATATAGATTCATCTAAAATACCTGATGGTATTTTATCTCAAGCTGAAGTAGTACAATGTTATGATAATAATCCACAAACATTTATAATGAATATAACAAATTTTAAAAAATAATACGTTAATATTTAATTAATATTAAATAATAATAATTAAATGTCTCATTCTATCTACACTAATTTAATAGAAGAACTTGTACCTAATTTACCAAGTCATATAGGAGAACCCATAGAACTTGATCTAGTATTAGATAATGGAGCTTTTAATGGGTTGTATTTATTAGGAGTTTTACTATATTTAAAAGTTTTGGAAGAAAAAGGTAGAATAAAAATTAATAGAATTTCAGGATCTAGTATCGGTGCAATTTATTCTGTTTTGTATTTTAATGATATGTTACAATTAACTGATATGTTTTTCCATGAAATAAGAAAAACTTGGAAAAATAACTGTAATTTTTCTACATGGAGAGAACATATAAAAGTAATATGTAAAGATGTAGATTTTACTAAAATTAATGATCGCATATTTATAAATTATTTTGATACATCATCATGTAAAGAACATATATTATCAAATTTTAACTCTAAAGAAGAATTAATAGAAACTTTAAGTAAATCATGTTTTATTCCTTTATTAATTAATGGTGATTTAACGTATAATAATTGTATTGATGGATTCAATCCTATGTTATTTAATGAGAGAACAGATGAAGACCGAAAAATATTGTTTGTTCATCTTTTTACAATAGATAAAATTCGTTCTAGTATAAATGTAAAAAATGACAAAAATACAACATTTAGAGCTATAGAAGGTATTTATGAAGTACATAAATTTTTTTTAAATGAGAAACAATCATTATGTTCATATGTTAATGATTGGAATACTAGACAGTTATTAACATATAGAATTAGACAGATCTTATATTATTTGGTTATTTATATAATAAATATTATTGTTATTGTTAAAAATTATATACCAGACTCGTTTTATGAATTACCCATATGGAATCTTATCTCTCAACTAGCTAATAAAATACATAAAGATTTAATATTACAAAGTTGTTTTTAATATTTGTATATTATAAATGGCAAAAGGTTTAGTTTTTGGTGTAACTAATGGTATTATTACAATGCTAGCATTGATTACTGGTATGTACGCAAGTAAAGTAGATAAGGTTGGTGTTATTGCTGCTATACTTGCAATTCTTATAGCAGATCCATTATCTGATGCTTACTCTATGTATATTTCTGAAAAAAATAATAATAGTATTAAGAAAGCATTTAGTGTAGGTAAAGAAGCATTTTTATCTCAATTTGTGTTACAATTAATATTCTTATTACTAATTATATTTACACCTACTGTTTTTAGTGGATTAATGTTATGTTATGTGTTTGGCTTAATATGTATATTAGGTTATGCTTACGTACAAAAATCTTCATTTAAAGAAATATTTATGAACTTATCTTGGATAACTGTTATAATAGGAGTTACCTATTTTTCAGATATTCTAGTACATAAATATTATAAAGGTGATTAAAATCTTTTTTGATGTAAAACTCTAGTTAAAGGTTTTACTATTCTATAATTAATATTTTTTTGATTCTCTGGACTTAAATCACATATAAATGGTGAGTTATATAATTTACTATTCATATTAATATTTCTTATGTTTTCAGACAAAATAGTATCATAATTACGTCTAGTATTTAAACATGAATTGATTATTTTGTAAATTAGATTGATAAATTCAGGTGTTCTATTATAAACAGCTACACCATTCATGTTCTTAGCTTTATTATTATATGATAACATTTTATGATATCCATTAGATATATGATTTTCTGATCCATATATCCAAAAATCTCTTGTCAACATATCATTTTTAATTGTATCGTACCAATCCATTGAGAGAATACAATCAGTTTCTAATAACATTATATATTGATATTCTCTTATATTATATGTAACTATACTGAAAAACATATTAGCAATTTTATTAATACCATTGTGGAGTCTTGATTCATCTATCTCTATTATTTTTATATTATGTATCTTACATAAATCCTTAATTTTATCGGTATGAGGTGTTTTATCTAAAAAAATTACTTTATCGGTAGCACTAGATAATGCTATTCTATTAATATGTAAAAATTTTTCAATCCTACCATTTATAATTTCACCAGAATGACTTTGGATAACTGTTAACATCTTATTTTCTCTAGTTAGTTGTATTTTATATGGAGATTTATTTTGCATTAATTTAACCAAATATTTTATTTTATCTAAAAGATGATTTTCCGTAACCGCTTATGACACCTTCCCTCATAGAATATATTCTTATTAATTTTGGATTTATCATTAATCTAGGATGTCTATATGTAAATAAATAATTTCCTGTAGTTTGTTTTTCATACAAACCCATAGAAGTTTTAATTATTATAGTATAGTATAAATTAGGACAATCATCTTTATGGATTTCTTTAATTAAAGCTAATTGATAACTATTGTTTTTTTTATAAACAACTGTTGTATCTTTTGTTATATTATCTGATATAGGCTCTAATTCAAGTTTATTTCTTATCTTATTATGAAAAGGAACATGTTCACAATCAATACTATTTACATCATAATTTATATTTTTTAACATATTTGATTTATATAATCCTAATCCTCCAAAAGCAGAATATACTTCTGTCCATTCCGTAATTATTCTTCCTGTTCCCCAATTTGCTTTTCTGTGAAAGTTTGAAAAATAACTTTTATTACCTTGCCATGGAACATTCTGATCTGGTAGTCTCATTGCAAATGCATCCCATGTCATACCTCTATTATTATATATACCATTTGCAAAACAAACATCCCACTCATCCCATTTATTTAAAGTATCTAATATTGCTGTAGTATTTATATCATAATATAAATCTGGATCTACAATAATTAGTAATTCAAAATCTGGATAATTTTCTCTTACCCAATCTAAAGCTTTTTGTCTTGCTTGTGCAATATTTTGTGTATGAAAATTATATTTTTTAACATTTTTCTCACTAGTATAATGAAATTTATTAGGAGATGTTTTTTTCCATTCTGCTAAAATTTGTGGGGTTGAATCAGTAGAATCATTTTCGTATAAATAAACGATACTTTCCTTAAATAAGTTAGAAATTTTTATCATATTTCTAATTCCTTGTGAAATACAAGATTCATTATTTTTTGTTATACCTATTACTGCTGTTTTTAATAATAAACGATCTGAATAACTCATATAATATAATCAAAATATGAATTATTTAAAATATGTACTCACTTTTATTTTTTTTAGTTTTTTTACTTTTTTTATTACGTCTACGAGTTTTCCTTTTTTTCTTTTTCTGCTGTTTATCCAAATTATTTGATGTAGGAGAGTATTTTAAAAACCACTCATCATATTCTTTTGTACCTCTCTTATTTTTTAATTTCTCATACATTTCAGCCTTATGTTGTCTTACAGACATTAATGTATCTTGATTACCAATACACTTAATACTAAATCTTTTTAGTAGACCTTTTTGTTGAAGACGATTCTTCTCTTGTACTTTAAATAGATATTGTGCCATGCACAAAATTCTATCCCGATCATAATAAGGTCTATTAGCATATATAAATGCTAAATAAAAACTTAACATAGTATCTATAGTAGCAACTTTTACTGGTTGACCTTTAATATGTATTACATTGTAGCTATGACATGCTAAAGGTTCATATATAAAACATATGGTTTCTGGACCAACCGTTACTTCATAATGTGGTGCGATAACTTCACCAACACCTTTTCTCTTATGAATTTTAACTTTTTTAAATCCTGAATCTTCTAATCTTTCTTTTAAAATCGTAGCAGCAATTTTAGGTCTTTCTGATAAAACATCAAAATCAGGTATCTTTTTATTTTTCTTTCTTAAATGTTTTGGCATATAATGAGAATACAAATCATTAGCGTATCCACCAAAAAAAACCAAACCTTGAGATATTAATGAATCTCTAGCTATATCATAAATTTCTGATTGATTACTTTTATTTGGTGAATTATTTTCAAATCCTCTTCTAAAACTGTCATAACCACACTTTGAATTTTCTAGTGGGTAATTTTTATTTAAAAGATTAAGTCTTTTTAATACTTTTTCCCATCTACTGACATCTCCTTTAGGTCTAGATAATTCTAAGTACATAGCCATTCTTAAAAAATTAGGAGGTGCATACAATATACCATTAACTTTAATAGAATCTTTTTTTATTGAATTAAAAAGATCTATATCCATTTGAGTAATGTCTGCTACTGGTACATAATTTACATAAACTTTAAATGTACCATGATGAACTCCTGCTTTAGCTTCAACATCTTTCCAACCATGTTTAGCATAAATATCAGCTAACGTTTTAGCATCTTTTAGTGCATTTCTAGAATAAAAATCGTAATCAGGTATTTCTAAATTTTTGTCGTAAAACTGATCACTTACAGGTAAAATATTGTTAATAGCAGTACCTCCATAACAAATACATTTAGTTTTACGTAAAAAATCTTCTACAGCTAACATAATTTCGGTAATTTCAGGTGACATTGCACTAGCTTTTTTAGTTCTTTCCTCTGCTTTATCAACCGCTTCTCTCAATATAGCTAGTTCTTTCTCTTCAAATGTTAGTTTTTTACAATTGCTCATATTTTATATATAATATGAAGATAATATCTGTTATTATTATAGATGAAATTAAAGCTTGACAACTTTTATGATTTATTTTTGATTGTAGTGATAATAGCTAAAATTACTTTTGTTATTATTGCTGTTCGTATTAAGTACTTTGAATTCACAGACTCAAAATCTAAAGAGTCATTAGCTGAAATTTATAAAAGACAGGAGATTGTAGATTTCTTTGCATTGTTATTAATATATATTTTATTACTATATACATTTTTTCCTAGACGCAAACATTTAGATATTATTATAGGACATCATGAACAAATAATATTTTTTGCTCTAGGTATAATTGGTATTCTTCATTTAGATTGGAACATACCAAAAGAGGTATTAGGTATTATAACAGGTAATAATACTAATAATCATGAATCTAAATATAATAATGTTACTACTAGTAGTTCTAAATTAAACTAAACAATTAATAAAATAATTAATATTATTAATTGTTTAAACTGTGAAATTGTAGTAACTAGATTGAGTTACTCTAGGTGCATATGATAATGCAGGATTTTGAGGTGTAGGAGAATCAATAGTAACTTGTACATAACGTAAAGTTTCTGGTTTTAATACAAAAGCATATCCAGCACTCGCAAAAAACTCTTCATAAAACTCTAAATTAGAGTCATAATTTTGGTAACACATGCCTACCATTTGTACTCCATATTTCATTCCTAATGCAGCAGAAGGATTTGTAGCATTATCAGACACATCTGGTAATTCAATAGTCATGTTCTTTTTATTATATTGTACTAATTCATTAAAATCAGGTGTATATTTTACTTCTGATTCTGTTAAAGATCTCATAAATACTGAATTACTACCAATGTTTACTAGTTCTTCTAGTTTTGTACCTTCAAAATATGGATTAGCTTTATCTACAATAATTATAGCTTTATTTACAAAATTTGCAATTGGTTCAAAAGCTAAACTTCTTCCATTATTTTCATAACTATATTCCTTTCCTAGTAAATGATCACCAAGTTGATTTTTTAATGTTTCTGTCATAGAATCATATATAGAATCATTTTTACTCATGATTCTAAAATTCAAGAAAAGAGGATCATTTGGATTAGGACATGTGTCGCCAGCATATGCATAACTAGCAACTATTTGCATTGCTTTATCAAATTCTACGTAATTATATGACTCTTTAATTAAGAAACATTGAGGTTCTTCAACTGTATAATCACAAGGTATAGATGATACTGCTACTACAGGTTTATCATTTACTGAGTAAATCTCAAAATCTAAAACTCTAACACCTTGTTTAATAACATTTTTTAAACCACATGTATCTACAAAAGTATTTTTAAAATCGCCAATAGCACAACAGTTATAAGCAGTTTTGACGTAAAAATCACGTAATAGGAATCCTTTAAATTTACCATCTTCAATGTTTATTGAAGATACTTTTCCCATGTCAGTGTAAACGTCCTTTAATGTATCGCAATGACTACTTATATAAGTAGATTTAGAATACATATACATTATTACTGCTACAATGATAATAGTAACCATAACCATTACTAACCATTTAACTTGAGTACTTGCTTTTTGTTGTAATAACGTTTTCCACATTGTTGCTCCTTGAGTAGTTTGTGTTGACATCTTATATTATAAATATAATTTAATTTAAGAAATTAAAATATATAAATACAAAATGTCTTAAAATATAATATACTAAGTATATTAATAATGCCAGGTGGTTTACTAAACTTGATTGCCGTCGGACAACAAAATATTATATTGAATGGTAGTCCTAAGAAAACATTTTGGAAAACATCCTATTCTAAATACACTAATTTCGGAATGCAAAAGTTTCGGCTAGATTTTAATGGTGTGAGAAAACTACGATTAAATGATAGTTCTACATTTACATTTAAATATCCTAGATATGGAGATCTAGTAATGGATAGCTATTTAGTTGTTAATTTACCTCATATATGGAGTCCATTGTACCCAATCAAAGATAATATAAATGAAAATTCAGATTTATGTAATACTTATTACATACCATATAATTTTAAGTGGATAGAAAATATTGGAACACAAATGATTGAAAGCATAGAAGTTAATGTTGGAGGTATGACACTACAAAAATATTCTGGTGACTATCTTACATCAATGATAAATAGAGATTTTTCTTATGAAAAAAAAGAATTAATTAATAACATGACAGGCAATGTTAAAGAATGCACTGATCCTGCTAATGCTGATTCTAATGTTACAAAAGAATATCCTAATGCTGTTTTTAATAATAGTCAAGGAGGTGCAGAACCTAGTATTAGAGGAAGACAATTATATATACCTTTAAATTTGTGGTTTGGACTTACTAGTAAACAAGCATTTCCACTAGTGTCTTTACAGTATAATGAATTAACTGTTACAATTACTTTAAGACCTATTAGAGAACTATTTGTAATTAGAGATGTTAAAAATCCTTATAATAATTATGAACATGTAGCACCAAATTTTAATGAACCTTCAGATCAGATGTATATATTTTTACAGACACCTCAAGGTGTATTAAGAGAAAGACCAGAGAAAGATTGTAATGATCAAACACTTTATGAAAATGAAACTATGTTAGGTCCTCCTGAAAGTACTGCTGAATTTCAAAATAGTTATGTTGATCGTAGAGAAGTTTGGGATGCAGATATTCATTTGATATCTACTTACTGTTTCTTAAGTGACGATGAAAGAAGAGTCTTCGCTGCTAATAATCAAGAATATATCATAAAAGAAGTATATGAGAAAACTTTTCATAATGTAGTTAATTCTAGTAAGTTAAAAGTAGATTCATTAGGTATGGTATCATCTTGGATGTGGTATGCTAGAAGATCTGATGCTAATATTAGAAATCAGTGGACTAATTATAGTAATTGGAAATTTCCAGTACGTCCTAATAAAGTAAAGGTTCCAACTAATAATACTACTGCTAGACAACCATGGTATATTGATTGTTCCTATGATCAAGAGGAAAAGCTAGTAAATTCCTGTGGAGAAGAAGTTGATATTAATTCAGAGGAAAATAAAGTTGATTGGGATGGTTGTCAACATAAAGTAAATGGAACCTATAGTAGTAGTTGTGCATATTGTATAAGTAATGGTGGTAGTAGAGGTAAACAACCTGATCCAAGTGAAGTACAGTCAGAGTTAGATCAATATTTATTTAAACCTTATAGTAATTTTCAAATTTCATTACCTACTAGAAATCCATACGCTAATTCTAATTTCAATATTTGGCAAAAAAGTGTTTCATATCAAGTAAGTAATCCTTTTCCATTTGATTCTAGTAATGATGATTTTAAAGCTGATACATATGAAACAATATTGGATCAAAAAGGTTATTATCCACCGTCAGTTGATATTATATGCGATCAAATTAAAGGACCTTACGTAGATGCAGCTGAAGTAAGTAATAATAATGGACTTTTCATTGAACCTGTTTGGGTTCAACAAGGATCTATAAATACTAATTATCCTTTGTATTGTAAAAATACTAATCCAGACTCTTCTGGACAAAATCTTAATTATCCTTGTGGAGAAAAATATAATCTTTCAACGTGTCAAGAAATGAATTATTATGGTGACTGGTGGGGATCACCTTATCACAGAACCACATTTCCATTAGCTTGGGGTAGTGCAGCTATATTACCTGGACCATTTTCAACTACTGGTAAATTCACTGTAGAAAATGAAAAACCAATTATAAAAACTTGTGCTATATTGTTGGATGGAAAATATAGAGAAAATATGTTTAATAGTGGTGTCTTTAGTTATGTAGAAAAATATCAACGTAGTGGTGGTGGGGGTGGTGAAGATTCTGATGGATTGTTATGTTATAATTTCTGTCTTCATACTAATCCATTTGATTTACAACCATCTGGAGCTATTAATATGAGTAGATTTTCTAATATTGAAATTGAAATTACAACACACACACCTCCTATAGATAAATTAGCACAGTATGCTAATATATGTACCGATGTAACTAATGCCGATGGTACAGTAGACAAAGTACAAATTGGTGTAAATAAACCTAGTTGGAATGTCTATGAATATACATATGATATCCATCTTATGGAAGAAAGATATAATATTGTTAGATTTACTGGTGGTAATGTAGGATTAATGTTTTCTAGATAGCTATGGATTATCTGGATCATTATCTTCTTTTGCCTTTACAGACTTTTCATTTTCAATTATATTTTTCCAAGGATTATTTAAAATATCTCCTTCTAATGGAACTAATGCAGGACCAAATAAATACACACCAGCATCTCCTACTCGTCTAGCCGATGAATTTATATTATCTTTTTTTAAATGTTTTAGTCTTTTGGTAATATTTTTGTTATAAATATTATAATCATTTATTGTAAAATCAAAATAATTTTTTCCACCTATCCAAATATTGGAACTTTTCTTAGCTTCATCTATAAAGAATTTTGACATTTTATATGAAGTATTTATTGCAATACTAGTTTTTGGAACTCGCATATTATCATTTACATATTCAAATGGTGGTTTCTCTGGATGAAACTGTACACCATATATAGGATAATCTTTTATTTCGTAAGCAGAAACATATTTTATTCCTTTTTTACCGCAAACACCACTAGAGACATTTGTTGCCGTAATATTAGCAACCTTAGCAAGATTTTTTCCTAATTTTGAATTTACAGCTATAGCATAACAATGTGCCATAAATATTGAAGGGAATTTTTTTTGAGCTTGTCTTTCTTTTTTTGTAAAAATATTTTTTATTAAACTCTTCTTATTTGTCCAATTTAAATTATCTGATCCTATGTCTCCAGCAGATGTCAAATATTTCCCTAACTCTTCTTGTTTTTTTAAACGGATGTTTTCAGCAAAAAATATTGCTGCCATCTCAAAACTCATGCACGTACACCAAACAGGGAAATAATTTTTTGATTTATTTTGATACATTGCGTAATTTAAAACATAATATAACGAGTCTTGATAGGATAAAAATTGATTTAAATTATGTGTCTTAACATTATCTACACCGCCTCCTATCAAAACTATACCATTTAGTTGACGTAAAAATCCTAACATTTTAGGTTTTGGTAGATCAAATTCAATTGGTACTACTAAAGCTCCTGAACTTTCTAACCATTTGACATAACTAGAAGCCATATATGAAGTAATAAGACTATCTTTTACATTAGTTAACCATGGAGCAGACATAATACCTATAGTTACTGTTTTTTGTTGAATAGACTTATTTATCCTTCCACATGATATATCAGCTAACTCTTGTTTCTTTTTCTTTACCGTTTTTCGTATTTTTCTTTTATTATATTTTTTTGATTTTCTATTGTATTTTCTAGTTTTTCGCATTATATATATACTATAATGTGAAAATATATTATTATTTTGTTGGGTCAACATCTGAACTACATGGTGGACAGTTACATCCTTTGATATGATTTCCGTATTGTCCTATATTTGCACCTAAAGGCCCTCCTACTTGAAACATTCCTGTTACTGATGGCCTTTCTTCATAGTCAACTGTAAACTGTTTTAAAGCACCTTGTGAATCTGTTGGAAATTGTGTTCCTGGTGCACCATAATTGTATCCACTGTTATGATCTGAAGAGTTTTCTACTGATTTTTTATAATCCTCTGCATTTTGTATACCATTTTGCATTCTATTTGATAAAATACCTCCTCCTCTAGCTACAGAATATATATTTCCACCTGATGGATTAGAGTTCATATCATAATAATGAAAATGAATATCACCACAACATCCCGGTTTTACTTCGTCTAAATTTCCATTATTTTCATCTGGGTTAATGTAAGGTGTACTATTAGTATTTTTAGCTAAATTGTCATTATCATTTTTTATAGAATCAGGTAATTCTATATTACCTTTTTTACTATCTAATTTTGATTGATAATCAGACATATCTTTATTACCGTCACTAGGATTACTAGCTTCAAATGTTTGTAACGGTTTTGGAGTATGAATTTTACTCAAGTCACTATTATCTTCTATTATTGAATTATCACCCCATTCAGGATTAATAGATCCATCACAATTTACTCTAAACTTCTTAAATCCAC